TCAAATAATTTATCGTAATTCATAATTCTATTGTTTTAATTTGTTTACTATTGAAATACGTATGCAAATTTAACAAGAAAAATCCAATTATGCAAATTTTCCTTGTTAAATTATGTTTAGTTTAAGAATATAATTTTTCTACAAACTCAATTACATTTTTATAGAAGTTATAATCTTTCTCACCACGTTTCTTAGCAAATTCCAAAATATCTTCCTTTGTTCCGTTGATAAAGAGCGTGGACCATTGATTATTAGAACGTGTATAAACAAAAGTGTGACCACCTTCCCAATTTTCATGACCTACATAGTAGTCAGCAGGGGACTTTATTACAGCATCACTATTAAAACGTACAAAATCGTATATATCAGCGTCACCACATACAATTGCGTTATCTCTCACCAAGCAAGTACCTATTAAATTTGCATTGTCACAAACTTGTGCATTATCTAATAGAAGGGAATTACCATACACTTGTGCGTTATCCTTAACAATAGAACAACCTTCCATACGTGCGTTATTAAACACACGTGCGTTATCTTTAACTTTGGAATGTCCTCTTACTTGTGCATTACCAAATACCACTGCATTGTCGCACACTTGTGCAAATCCGTCTATTACAGCATTCCCAAATACTTTTGCATTTCCGTAAACTTTTCCGTCCAAGAATATCCAACAATTGTCTTCTTGCGAAAGATTATCTTCTTTCTCAATAAAACCACCAATACTACCCTTCTTGACATTTCCAAAGTCTTTAAGAGCCTCAACTCGATAGAGTTTGTGTCCATCAAATGTATAACTTAAATCTTTTCTGATTTTATACTTCTTTGTTTCCATAATTCTTAATTTAATAGTTTTCTAACTGTTTTATAAACTGCAATTTGTCTGCCTTCGTCAATATCCTCCTCATTGAAGATAAATGTTTCGTCATCATCTGTTGTTTCAAACTCAATTTTATTACCTTCTGAAAGTCTAATTTTCTCAACTGGTAAAGCAACCCAATTTCTATTGATTTTTACAACAATAGACACAATCTTTGTAACTCTACTTGTATTGTTATAATCAATCAAAGTAACTTCATTAATATTTATCTCTTTCATTAATGAAATTACCTCATTCTTTAATTGTTTTGCAATGTCTTCTATTACACTCATAATTCTATTTGTTTGTTTTGATTTATGATTGCAAAGTTAAGTATTTAATTTCAATCTACAAAAGAAAATTATTAATTTAACATATAATTAACATTAACTACTTTTTATGTATTATATATAATATATTACGCATACACATGAAGGGAAATTATAAACTCGTTTTAAGACGTTCTAACCGCTTATAATAGTGCCGACCTTATAAGTTATCAAGTTTATACATTAAAGTCGTTAGAACTCAAATAAAAAGTGGTACTACTTATCTCAAGCAATACCACTCAAATAATAATAACTTTATATTTAATAAGATTTATTTCTTGTCATCTATTCCATAAACCTTCTGTACAAAAGGACGGATACTCTTTGTTGCCTTCTTAAATTGCTTTAGGTTCATTCCGCCACATACAATTTTGTTCATAATGTCGTTGGCTCTCTTTTCAGTGTCAACGTATCTGTACAGCACGTTATTTGTTCCGTCATGGTGTACACCCCTAAAACGTACATTCCACTCGTCCAAATACCACTCACACTCATCGCATGATGTGTTCTGTAGAATGTTTGAAATATCATCATACACCTTTGATGCAATCTTTACACCATTCCACAAACCGAGTTCTGCAAAAGCAACAATATAACCCTTAAAACCTGTATATTTTTGTGAAAGGTTATCTCTCTCGTCTTCGATATACATATTGTTGTTATCATCAATAACTCTCATAACGTTATTGTCTGATAAATCTGTGTAATTCTCTTCACGCATAAATTTACGTGTTTCCTTCATTGTTTCCTCATCATAGAGGTCGATGTTAGTCCAAATTAAGCAACGTTTCATAATTCTATTTGTTTTTAATTGTGTCAGCAATATTACTGATTAACGTTTGCAAAGATAAGTATATAATTTGACTTGCGCAAATATTTCGTATTAATAAATGTTAATTGAAATAGTATTTATATATACTGAAGATGTTGAGTGTTTTAATAAACTCATCCTGCAAAGTTTTTGATGCGTCCTCACTTCGAACACTCCATGTAACAGGCTCGTCATCATCACACTTTTCACTTTTCCAATCGTGCAATTCAAATAACTTCTCATTAACACGAATTAACCACGTGTAATGTACCTTCTTATCTTTACTTAATTTGTCCTTTGTCGGTTCTCCAAATACACTCTCTAAAACACTCTTCGCAATAGGTTTTGTTTGTGTAATAAATGTTGTACAATTGTCGGGAATGTTATCCTCCTTTTGATAAACTTCAATTTGGAGGTTATTGATATTTACTTGTTTCATAAATCACTTATTTATAGTTTATCGAAATATTCTATTATATCTCTAAAGATAATATCACACATAGAATTTAATATATAATCTTCTGATGTTGTAATCATTTCTCCATTAAGTAAATTAGTGCAAATAATATGAAACTTATCTGTTTTCTTATTATAAGAAACTCTTTTTACAACACACATGTACACGTCCTCATAGTTAACTGATATAACCTCAATATATGGACGTTCGTTCAGTTTTCTATCACTAAAATCTACATTGAATGTACGTTTCTTTTTCATTTGCGTAATAGCTTCTTTTCTATCAATATAGATATGGTCTTTATAAATTCCTTGATACATAGTTTTCTGTGTTTAGAATTTGTTTGAAAAGTGTGTATTACTTTCTATTGCGTTTGTCTAAACAAGTTGCAACATAATCGAGTAATTCCTCCTCATTGACATTGCCTTCCTCGTCCTCAAAATCAGACAACATTTTACCTTCGAACTGATATACTCTATCATTATCAGTGTTAAGACCAAAATCTAAAGTAACCTTTATTCCTTTAGAATAATTCTTTATAGCACACGCACCAATTTTAACTTCTTTCATAATTCTATTTTGTTATTGATTTATGTCTGCAAAGATAATAATAAACTTTCAATTAAACAAATAAAAATATATATTTAACATATCATTAACATTTATCTTCTTAAGATACTATATTTTGCGTTTTAAGTGTGTTTTATAATCACTTCCTTATAAGTTATCAACTTTATATATTAAATCCGTCAGATACAAAATAAAACCCTACCAACGCAATGTATTAAATAACGTTGATAGGGTAGAAATTATGAAAGTAATAACTTATTCGTTTTCGTCTTCTATCTTTTCAATATCATAAGAATAAGCAAGACGTTTTTCCCAACCGCTTTGTATATATATTTCACTATCACCTGCCACGTCATTATCTCTCATTCTGATAATAACCCATGTCAGTTCATTATCACCTTCGCAGAAACCTTCACTATCACTATTATAGCGTACCAAGTCACCGCAATAAACTTCCGTTCCGTTTTTATCTGTTACCATTTTTCAAAAGTTCTATGATAGTTGAATAAACATATTCATTTGTGTTATATAATGGGTCGTCCTCATCTAATCTATAAACATCATCACAATCATTTACAATGAATTGTAGTTTATCATCATCATTCAAGATAACCTTACTAACTGCCAAGTCTAAAATATCTTCTTTTACTTGACAAAGAACATAAGGCACATCTTCGATTAACCATTCGCCTTCATTACTGATAAACGTTAATTCTTTAATATCATTTTCTTTCATTAAAGAAATTGCGTGTTTTCTAAAATGTTCGTTCATAATTCTATAGTTTTAATTGTTATTATTTTGAATAACTGATGCAAAGGTACAAATATTTTTTTTATTATGCAAGTAAAATCAATAATTTAACATTTAATTAACATAATGATAATTTGGTGTTTATCTAAAGAAGGTAAGCAATTATTCTCAAACTACTTACCTTCTTTGTTCATTTAGTTTTTACAGCATAACTCTTGTATCTTGTCATAAAAGTTTTTCTCAAACGTATCAAAATTATTCAAAAAATACTCCATATCTTTTATTACTTCTTCGGGGTATGAGTAATCAAAAATATCTATTTTGTTCCAAAAAGTGCCGTAAAATACGCCTTCCTGAGAAATCATAAGATTTTGTGGGTTTTCTGTGCTGCCGTTTTCCACACCGATGTATTTTATTCTTTCTTTCTCATCATCATCACCTATAATTGCATAACAACTAAGAAAGCCTAATTTTTCATCCCAACCATTAGCAATTGCACATAAAGTACGTGTTTTATCACTTTCCTTTAATTTACTATGCTTAAGTGTACTAACAAGTAGGAATCTATTCT